CTTTGTTGGAGCGATGGATGGCTTGCTCTAGGCGAGCAGCGAAGCCGACGTTGATGTTGACAGCGGTGGTGTGCTTGCCGTAGCCGAAGCGATCCATGCGATCGGCAGTGAGGCGAGCGAGGTCGCGCAGGGGGATCGGCTCGGACCCGACTTCGTCGGCTGCATCGAGCTGGTCGCTGATCTGGCGTTCGGCTTTGACCATGTTGGTCACTGCCATCTCGGCCATGTGATCGACGTGGTCTTTCCAGATGGCTTTGACATCGGCTCGGTAGTCTTCGACTAGGTTCATGAAGGCCGGGTCTTGTTTGAGTTGGCTCACGCGGCCGATAGACATGCCTGCTTCGGCAGCGATCTCAAGGTTGTTCTTGCCGATGGCGACGAGCCGGGCGATGCGATGGTGAGAGTCCTTGAGGGCTTTGATGGCAGTCTTGGCCACAGGCTGGCGAAGGACCTCCAGATCGGCACGGGACAGCGAGCGAACCTCCAGGACTTTGGCGGTGCGGCAGTCTCGGTCGGCGACCTTGATGGAGGCGTAGGGCACGGTGGTTAAATCCTGCGAGTGATGCGGGCGGCGGGCCTGTCTACTTCTGGTACTGGGAATGTGGGCAGCGGAGTGGCGGGCTTGTTGTGGATGTTGTGGCGAGGCTTGTGCAGGGCGATCAAGGCGGGCAGCAAGAGAGCGGCCCGATCTGTTGCACAGACGATGATCTGTACGTCGTCGAATTGAATGCGCTTGATGGGGAACCATTCGGGCAGGCGAGGACCGGTGTTGGCTGCGCGATGAGCAGCCAAGGTCACAAGTAAACACTTGGACTTGCCAATGAACACGATCTTCCCGTAGTGCAGGAGTTGATACACTCCAGGCTTTAGGATGTCGCCAATGCTAACCGGATTCTCCAAGACCCAATTCTCCTATTATCTGCATAGATAACAACACAAATGCTAATGAAAGTCAAGCTATACATGAATCGCTGTCAAGTACTAATTCCTAAAATCCCAAAATTATAATTTTCACAGAGACTTAAACCAAAACTCAAAAATAGCACCTTTTGTCGAGAGCAGGTCTGGGGCCGCGGGCGAGACAAAATTTTGGCCTCGGGGGTGGGCCGAGGCCGTCGGGCAGTCACAAACGTAGCGGGAGGGTGACAGTGTGGCAGTTGGGCCACACTGTGCGTTGATTAGTGAGCGATGCTCACTTAGCGGGCTTGGTGGTCAGCACCGCAGCGTGTGTGGCGATGAATGCCTCGATGTCAGGGACAGCGGCGATGAGGCGCTCCCACTGGCTGCGGTAGAGCGTGACGGGCCATTGGCCCATGCCGTACAGGGACAGCGCGCCTTTTTCGGAGACTTTCAGAGTGAGGCGGGATTGGCTGGCCTTGGACATTGCCTCGATGATGGCCAGCAGTTCGTCCTTGGACTTGGAGGCGAGGTTCAGATCGGTCATTGTGGTTGCTCCTAGGAGTTAGTCGCAGCGCATTGCGGCGACAACACGAGCATCCCACAATCGGCCTGGTTCGTCCATGTGGCAAGTTGACGCACCCTAATTCGATCAACTAAAGGTGCGTCAACATGTCGCATTGACGCCGCCAGGCGATGTGGCGCATACTGATCGGGCCAGGCATGTAACCTATGCATACACTCGTACTCTCAAGGTCTAACCTGCACCTGAGTCCCTAGCTGCCATAGTCCCTGTCAGCTCGATATGGCATGCCATGGTACTGCTATTCTCCTGCCATAGTACTGTAGTTTCCCTGTACGTTTGAATAAGTCACTAAATGTCACTCATTTCCATTTCACACCTTCCAAACTAAATTCTTGTTAAAAAAAAAAACTTTGATAAGTAAGTAAGATTAGGTTAGAGGGGTCGAGATGAGAATTAGTGACATTGTGTGACTTATTTGATGCTACAGGGAAATAACAGTATGATGGCAGTATGATGGCAGTACTATGGCATGCCAAAGCGAAGTGACGGGGACTATGGCAGGCGGGACGGCAGGGCAGCCAGGACGCTGTGACAAGGAGTTTAGCAAATGACCAACAGATCAATGCCAGTGGTAGCGATCAGTCTCATGCCGTATGTGTATGGTAGCGATATGCGGTATCACCCGGCGATTAGGCATGGTAGCCAGGTATGGTACTGGCCGAATATTACCTACAGCACCGAGAAGGGAGCTTATGATTGGGCTAACAGTGCGCTGGAAAATATTAGGTTTGGTGCTCAGAGTATTGTGGATGAATGGAATCTGTATCCAATCGACTAGCATCCGCGGGCTGTTGGGATAGACCACAGGCGAGTGTTAAGACTTACCTTATGCGGCGACTTGTCGCACCGGCGGATTTGTTGAAATTAAAGCTTGCAATCGGCGGCAGAAAGGCGCATACTAAGACATCATCAGAGGACTACCAGGGTATGACCAGCAGAGGCGAGCGAGACGCACAAGACTATAAGAAGCTCTACTCTAGCTCTAGGCAATGCAGGCATACCATTGGTGTAGCACGTAAACCAGCATTTCGGTTGCAAGACATAGTTAAGCAACCACCTAATAGAGATTACCAGCGTACTAGTCGGAAGCGTGTAACTGTACCAAGCGTGAAGTTTCTCAAGGACAATAGCTAACTCTTAGGAGTATCCACAATGTCCAAAGCCGAGACACTCAGGGCCAAACGAATAGCCTTGCAGCAGATCAAGAATATGATAATCGAAAAGGGCGGGAAGCCTTGTAACTTCTATCGTGAAGATATTGAGGCAGCTGCTAAGACTGCCTACCAAGTTAATAAAGAGTTCTATCACGATCTAGCCCGTAAAGAACTTGAACTGTAGGGAGTTAGCTCCAATGTCCAAAACCATCAATCTAATCACCGAGATTGCCCAGAGCCTTGGCATGGACCTTGCCAAGCCCATCAGCCTCAGCCCCAGGTCTATGAATATTGTTAAGCATTATCAATGCGAATTGGATCGTGGGCATATGTCCAGAGGTACAGCCCTAGAGCGTTGCCTCGGCGACCTTGCTGGACGGAATTATAAGCCCGAGGTAGAACAGCGCAATGAGGTGCGGCTATGACCCAGTTCAAACACCCCTGTCACAATGCCTACGCCCAGACCATTTCTCAAGGCCAAGAGGCGTATTACCAAGGCGATAGCCGACGGCATAACCCATATGTGTTTCACACAACCGCTTGGTACGCCTGGGACAACGGTTGGGCCGACTCGCAGCGACAGGTTAACCCAAGACCAAACGACATGGACCTGGAGCTTGAAGCGAGCCTTGTGGCCTATGGCGAGAGTGTACAACGGTAGCGACCGCAGGTCGCATTGTCACTAAGTAGTACAATACGCAGGGGGCCCGCAGGGCCTTGTCACTAATCGGATAGCACGAGGTACTACATGTTCAACCTACGCAAGATCGGCGGAATGTATTGGATTAGTATTGGCCGGGTGCGGATCGCGATGTGTGTTGTTAGCAAACGCCCTAGTCCAAGAGATTGGCTTAAGGCCATCAAACAGGAGCTTGCACGATGAAAGTCTTGCTGATCTGGGATAGCTGCGGACAAAATAGTCCAGCATTGTACTTCGTTACTGGCGATAGTGCCAAGATTGCATTAGCTGCGCATGGCCAGTACATCAATAGCGACGACGATGAAACTGAGAATACTGACAAGATAAAGGAGCTACTCGACTCACAAAGTACATCAAAAGACTTCGCTATGGTTAATACCACGAAGCCTGATAACTATGATGCTATTAGCATCTGTGGTTGGTTGCCTTAACGATTGCAAGCCGATAGGGCCAGCACGCTGCGATTTATGCATCGAGCATTACCAACGGCCCTATCTACGAGCAATCCGCTCGACCAGAGGATCAATAGATCGCCATGCGCCTAGGTAGCCTGTGCCACCTGTGACGGCCAGACCGATAAGCATCCTCTAAGCACTAACCACAAGGTTGCAACAAATGCCCATGAATGTGTTTGAAGTCGCCGTCGCCAAAGCCGGAAAGGACGCCAAGCTTACCGTTGACGTCAGTGCGCTTACCGACGAGATGTATGAACTGGTCATGGCCGAAGGGCTCAAGACCATTCTCAACAGTCGCATGTCCAAGGTCGGACCGGTGACTAAGTACGCCAAGGAAGGCAACGTCGACGAGCTTACCAAGGCCCAAGACCTTGCCCTCAAGATCGCCACGGACAACCTTAGCAAGTTGCTCGCTGGCGAAGTCAAAGCCAAGTCCAGAGCTGCCAAGTCTGATCTCCCTCGGGAGATCATCACTGAAGCTCGCCGTATCGCTCGGGACATTGTTAAAAACCAAATCCGTGCGGCCGGCGGTAAGCCCAGTCACTACTCTGCCAAAGACATCACCGCAGCGGCCGATGAGTTCATCAAGAACGATCCGTCCATTGTCGAGGATGCCAAGGAAGCACTCGCCAAGCGTACCAGCAACAAGCCTACCGTGGACATCAAGTCTCTTATCCACGAGTCCCCGACCCTCGTTGCCAAGGCCAAGGCCAAGTCCGAAGCTAACAAAGCTCCGGGTTTGAGTGCGAAGCAGGCCGGTATGGTCCCGACTCGCAAGAAAGGCCAGGCGCCTCAGCATACGAGTCACTAACCCAAACGTGTAGCACATTTGAGGTGCGACTGAACCTCAGGTAGGGCGTTATAGGAGCAATGAGGATTAGCACGAAGAAGCTAAGGCGTTCTAGGTCGTGCACTCTACACTCCGGGGCAACTCGGTTTGGGCATACTAGAACAACAAAGCCGATCTGCACTACAACCTCAGGATCACCTACATGACCAGCGAACCAAGGCAAGCAATGAGCAGGCCACGGCCCTACACCGTCCAAGCTCAGGATTGCCTTGGTACTACCATATCCCAACAGGTCACAGGAAGCCTAAGCCGCTGTGCCTAGCATAGCCTGCGACAACATAGGATCAAGCCCGATGTCAAATCATGCAGAGTTGTTTAACGGATTGTTGGAAGCCGGAAAGGCACTTGAAGAGTTGCCTCAGGTTAAGGCTCAGCTTAGCAAGGTAGAAGATGAGCGGGATGACGTCCTTATCCGCAACATGGAAATGGAAGCTGAGCTATCTAAGCGCAGCAATGAGCTTGCGGAGCTTAATGATAAGCTCTCCACCCGGGAGGCTGAGTTGGCCTCCGCTACGTTTCGTGCTAAGCAAAGCGCGGATATGCTTGATAATCTCCGTGGGTTGCTTGGTGTTCAGTCTACTCCTGTGGGCGATCACACTTCACCCGTAGCCGGCGAAGCCGAAACCAATGGCTGGGCAGGTGCTGCTGCCGCCCCTTTGTCTGGTCCCGACTCCCCGGCCACTACCTATGGCGTCGTGGATGAGGGGCAGTTCATTAGCTATGACCCTGAAGAACCCAAATCTGTCCCTGAGATTGCCCAAGACTCATTCAAGGCCAGTATGGAACCCCAGCCCAAGCCCTACGCCGATCGCCCCCATTGGCAGAAGCCCTCCGCTATGTCCTGGGAGGAATGGACCGAGAAAGGTGGCGATACTCCCTATTGGTGGCCTAAGGAAGCGGGACACGCTGCTTTCTAACTAACCCTCCCTTATGTCCTTGGGGCAGGTGCGATCTGCCCCAAGTGATAAGGAATTGAGTTAGCACAAGGAATACCCCGCCCATGCCCACTGACTCTGCCGCCCTCTCTGCCGCACCCGCAAGAGCAATACTCTTATGGACCGATGATCGCGACCTATACGCCGAGTTTCCTGGTCCCGACGGCCTGCCCGTGGTAGTGCGCTACCCCCTGACCTCCGCCGGCCTATCCTCCGCCATCGGCCTAATCCGCACCCGTACCAGCGACCGAGGCTCCACCTATGACTGGAAAACTCGTCCACCCATCGACGTCCGCGCACCCGGTACTCCCGCGCAACGTGAAAATGCTCGCGCTGTACTCAGGCGATTGAGGATGATAGGATGACTATATATATCTTTCCAATGCCCAGTATAGCAGAAGTTTTAATGGGTATTGAAGCTAGTTCCCATACCGACGGTCCAGCCCCAACAAGGAATCCCCGCATGAAACGCATGTCCCTAGCCGAACATACGCTAAAGAAACAATATGATCGTATTCTAGCCGACGAGCATACTATAGAGACAGAAATAACCTTGCTCAAAGTGCGCCAAGCAGTGTTATGGACTCAGCGTACAGCCATTGAAACTGAGCGGTATCGACTTGAACGAGCTCGTAAAGTTTCCAGGGCTTATAACAAATCCAAACCATGACCCTAGACTCTCTAATCGCCACCATCCTACTCGACGGCTGGCACATCAGTCTCCACACTAAGCATGATGGCTCCTGGGAAGCCTCATGCCACAAGCCCTCGCCCGCTGGCCTAGTCTCTGCCTCCGGGGCATTCTTTGCCTATGGCAAGGACACCGCCGAATCCCCAGTAGACGCCCTAACCATCGCGCATGTAAAAGCCTGCCTCGACCTTGCCAACCTGCGCCCAATGCCATTCCCCGAGCCACTCCCCGACCTGCTGAACCTGCTGAGACCAAGCAATAGCTCTCCATATGTCCCCCGCATGACCCGAAGGATATAACCCATGATCCCCAGTACTAGACTACGTATCTGGCTTGGCCTAGAAAAAGACAACACTCAAACCGTCTGTGTATATAATCTTGTAACCGATCTATTTACACAAGTTACTGACCTGCGCAGCGAAGTTCACATACAGAATGCCGCTCTCGGTCGCATCATCGCCAAGCTAGACCCCACTTTTGGCCAGTCCGAACTTGACCTTGACTCCGCCCGCAAAGTCGAATCGGACGAACTCGGTGACGACATCATCAAACGCCTGCAAGCCGAACAGGCTGTTATAGACCACTATCATTATACTCCTACACAGGACTAACCCATGCCCCGCTACGAAACCACCCTCGGAGACCTATAATGATCCTCATCACCTACATCGAATTCTCCGACGGCAGCACAAGCTCCGCCAAGCCCATGTCCGCTGCCCTCGACTATTGCGAATGGCTCCGCGATGGCAACGTCGAATACTCCCATGCCACCGTTGAAGATCTAGGTCTCATCGACACTGACCATGGCGAAGTCGACGGCATCCCGCTGGATGTTCGTCAGGCGATCGCGAAGATTGTGTTGGAGGATGCATCATGAGCAAATACGAAACCACCGCCGGACACATTACCAAATCCGATACCTTCGCCCAACTCAATGAGCATCTAATCCGCTGTCAAGAACTCTGTGCCCTCATGGCCCACCTGCTGGCGACCGAAGACACCCAAATGGACAAGCTCCTCTCCCGCGGCTGGCTCGGCATGTCCGAGATGTTCAAAATGACCCAGCACAAAGTCATCGAAATGGCCAAGGGGAAGCTTCAATCATGACCAGCACAGACGTGTCACCAGCGGCCGTCGCGGCGATGATCAGTTATCTGCGCGGAGCCTGCGTTGGCTACGGAGAGGAGGCTGATTTTATCCAAGCCCTCTCTGCCGAGCGCGATGAGCTCGCTGCGAGGCTCGCGGAAGCGGAGCGGGCGCGTGACGACTACAACGACGATTCAGTGCGCTTGGTTCACGAGAAAATGGACGCGATTGACAACCTCCGTGCCGCCAACACGAAGCTAGGATTTGTCGAGGCGCTCGACGCTTGTCAGCGCGGCCTCGCTCTGTGGCGAGACAAACCTCATAATTTCAAATGGTGGAATCGCATTGATGGGACGCCGATCCCCAACGATCTCTTGGTCTGCATCGCGGAGATTTTGCAACAGACGGCCAATGCGGATCGGGTAAACCTCACCACCGCCAACGCCGAGATCGCACAGATGCGTCAACAGATCGCGTGGTTTCAAGCCGAAGCAGCGAAGCCTTCATTTCGTGTCGAGGCAGACTTTTCCCCTCCGCCACAGGAGCCAGCCCATGACTGAGACAGACGCACAAACACGGCGAGATATAGCCCGCGCCATGCTGCGCATGTTCGAGGAAGTAGAGGGCGCGGCAGTAGACAGAATGCTGTCTGCACTTCGATTTGCCGAGAGCAACCTTCCCGCCGAGTCCCGCCCCTCCGCCATCCGCGAGGCGGTGGAAGAGGAGAGGGAGGCGTGCGCGAAGCTTGTTGCGGCTCACGGCATAGCGGGAATGCCGTTCGATGTTGGTTCATGGACGCCAGGGGCGATCGCCGCCGCGATCCGCGCGCGGGGAGAGGAGAATGGCAAATGAACGCCGATCAGATCAAACACATGGTGGACCGCTTCTTGATGTGGCCTCTGCCGAGGAATTTCACCCCGGACAACGGCATCAGTTATAAGCGGCCGAATTACGCGCCGAACGTCCCCGGCCCGAGCGGCACCAACCTGCTCGACGCCCTGCAAGCCGAGGCGATGGTTCACCACATGGTCGAGGGGCTTCCCGCCGATACTCAGCGCGCCAGCTTCGTCCGTGGCGAACTGGGCAACATCGAAGCCGATCGAGCAATGACAAGTCTAACTAAACCCAAACCCGTCGACCCCCTCAACCGCGACGAAGCCTACTCTGACAAGCTTGCCGACAACTTTCGCGGATGGCCTTGACAAATCAGGGTATATGTGAGTATAATACGTCTCAAGCTCAGAAAAGGAAACCGTATGTGGAACATTGATCCACTGCCTGGTTTAGTAACAATCGCCGTTGTGCTTATCATCATCGCCTTTCTAGTTGGCCACTTCATCTAAGGAACCACCCATGCCCGAAGAAGATCGCACATTCATCCACGTTGCCAAGAAAGAAATCCGCAAGGACCTAATTGGCTACGACGAGCAAGGCAATTGCGGGCGATGTCACGGCCCGCTTGAAAGCGGCTTCGGTATGGCAGGTGGTGGTTTCGGCCCATATGCCTACTGCCCCAAATGCGAAGAAGTAGTCGATAAAGTTGAGGACCCAACCTAATGACCGACCCTCGCTTCACCCCCGTCATCTCCTACGCCATCGCCTCCCACGCCAAGTTCTATCCCCGCGGACCATTCGCCAGCATCACCCTCGCCCAGTGGGCCATCGAGTCCGCCTACGGCATCATCCTCTCCGGCCGCAACAACTGCTTCGGTATCAAAGCCACCGCGGCTCAAATCCAAATGGGCCAGGCAACCCCCCGCTGGACCCACGAGACCCTCGGTGGCCAATACCAAAAGATGCTCCAATACTTCGCCGACTATAACACCCTCGGCGACTGTTTCGACGCCCACGCTCACCTGCTCACCACCCCCTGGTATCAGCGTTGCTTCGACGCCACAACCTCGCATGAATATGCCCACGCCCTCTGGCTCTGTCACTACGCCACTGGCATCCCCGGCCATCCCTACGACGCAACGCTGATTGCGGTTATGGATGCGAATGATCTGTATCAGTTTGATAAGGCGGCCTAAGATGCTCACATACGACGACGATAAAGATCAGCTTGTGTTTGCAACTGGGAAGCGAATATACTGTTACGGTGGCAATCCAAGCATTGGATTGTATGAGTACGAAGCAATGAACTACTCCTACGGTTCAGATGGCGGATTCAACACATTTGAGGATACCACAGATTACGCGCAAGACATCACCATCGATGAGGCTATTGAAATTGCTGATGCCATGATTGATACTTGGATCAAGCATAAACAATTTCTTGTAAACAAGGAAAGGCCCTGACCCTTGTCCCTCACCGACCAACCCGCAGCCTACAAAGACTGCTACGAGCTCTACCGGCGAGCCCTAGACACTCCCGGCGGCATCCGTATGCCAGTCTCCAAACGCAAATCCGAAGCCGGCTACTTCCAACTCCGCATGAACAAGGCCCGAACCATCGAGCGAGCATTCTCTCGCCGGGCCTATCCCTCCGACAGCCCCATGTACGACCGATCCGAGTATGACTCCCTCCAGGTCCAAGTCAAAGGTCCAGACGACGAAGGATTCTACTGGCTGTACATCCGTTCCCACGGCCGCATGGACCTGCTACAATATGTCGAGGCCATCGCCGACACCGAGCCTGAGGTGTTGCAGATTGAACATCAGCCCACGGATGAACAGCATCCTAACAATAACGGTGATGACTACATTGACCCGGAGCTAGCATGAACAAGTTCAGAATTAAAACCCTAGAAGGCAAGCAAACCTATATCTATCACATAGACCTAGGCGCAGATCTACCCGGATTCAGCTGTGAGAAACAATACGAAGTCTATACAGATTTGCTGTATATAAATGGCAGGCATGTACTGAGTCAAGTTGACAAAGCCTTGTGCGAGCTTAGTGGTAATCAACCAGCATTCCGAATGGCTGAGCTTAAAGCCTGGATCGAGTGTATATGTCAAGAAATTGGTCTTGATATAAATACTCTGGACATGAATCCAGTCGAGCTAGCAGATGATTAGCCGGCGCGGACTCATCACCGGACTGATCGCCCTCGTCGCCGCCCCGGCAATCATTCGCACGCCTGGGTTGCTGATGCCTATCAAGGGTATTCAGACTATAATCCCAAATGATTGGGAACACTATACAAGCCAATTCAAATGGGAACGAGGACTGATTGCTAAAGACTGGAGATATACAGTTTATACTTCACTTCCACAAGCAGACTGGAGGAACTGCAATGCCCACGATGAACAACCCGATCTGGTCCAGTCTATGGTATCGAGCCGCCAAGGAAGAAATCGGCATTGCCTTTAAGCTCGACAAAGCCTGGCCTTGGTTCCTCAGCGGCATGGGCAAGACTCGACCAGCAGGCTTCAAAGACTACACGCTCTCGCCAACCAGCGACCCCACCACCTTCTTCATCACCAAACCCAACGCTGTTATCGACGACAGCATACCGGATTGAGGCCCATGCCCAGTACATGCTCTTACACAGCTTATGATATGTGGGCTCTTCTAGCCTTATGCGGAGTGACCCTAGCCTGGGGTCTAATAATGTACCTCAAATGGGTCGGGCTTTATCTAGATCACAAACGCTTGATAGACTTCCATCACTACACCATCTATCGCCAAGGCCAACCTCCGGAGGTACACTGATGCCCGACCTTGCCCCTAACGATGTCAATATCTTGATGAATCGCATCGAGGAGATCAACGCCAAACCAGCCCCCGACCTCACCAGCGACGACCTTGACCTCCTGATCGCCTACCATCGCCGCAACCGAGCCCGCAAGGCCGCAGGCGAGCGTGCCCTCGGTCACGCCATCACCGGCGCACCCAAGCCCGATCTGAACCGCATCCTGAACCTGCCAATGGCCAAGCCCAAGACTAGTGGCATCACGAGGAGGATTTGATGAAGCGAATGTCTATAGCTGAGCAAACCCTTAAAAAGCAAATTGATAATTTCAAGGGGCAATACAAAGACCTAACTATTGGTAAAGATGCAGTTAACAATCAAATGCTTGAACTGTCTCACGTTATAAGAGTACTTGAATTAGAAATGGACAGCCTTGAACAGGCCCGTAAGAAAGCCTCAGAACAACGAAAGCCCTAGCCCATGCCCGATCAAGCCCTTGACGAATCCCACGTAGCCACAACCACCACCTCGCCATTCCTACCGGGGACCCAGATACAGTATGCCTGGGACAGCACGTCGCTGGGCATGTTCAAAACTTGCCCACGCTATTACGAATATGTAATGTTACAGGGCTACGCCGGTAAAGGCGAATCCGTCCACCTTCGCTTCGGCCTGGAATACCACGCCGCCCTGGAACAATTCGATCGCCTCATGGCCGAAGGAGCCGAACGTGAAGATGCAATACGAAAAGTGGTCAGGACCCTGCGCGAACGAATTCAGGACTGGCACCCAGACCTTGACACCAAAGCGGGCCACTATAAAAATCGTGACACTCTCGTTAGCCTTGTGGTCGACTACCTTGACCATTTCGCTGACGACCCAGCACAAACCTACATCCTCAACGACGGGACGCCGGCGGTGGAGTTGAGTTTTAGGTTTGAGTTGGATTGGGGGCCAACTGGCTATGAGGTTGTCGAGCCGGGTGGTATGGGCCAGCCCTACCTCCTCTGCGGTCATCTCGATCGCGTCGTGGACTTCAACGATCAGTTGTTAGTCATGGATCGCAAGACTAGCACCACCACCTTGTCCGCCTATTACTTCAACCAATACGAACCCCACAACCAAATGACCTTGTACACCCTCGCCGGCAAGATCATCCTCAACGCCCCAATCCGCGGAGTCATCATCGACGCCGCCCAGGTCCTCCTCGAAAAGCCCAATGCCTTCGCCCGAGGCTTCACCTACCGCACCGAGGACCAACTGGAAGAATGGCTTGCTGACCTGCGAGTGACCCTAGCCTTTGCCGAATCGTGTGCCACCTCGGGCCACTTCCCCATGAACGATACCTCTTGCGACAAATTCGGCGGTTGTCGCTTCCGCGGCATCTGTTCCAAATCCCCCGCAGTCCGCGACCGATTCCTCGCGGCTGACTTTGAAAAACTAGACGAGGACTCCAAATGGAACCCCATGAAGAGCAGATAAGATATTCGCTGTGGTCAATTATCACTGACGTTGGCACAGCTCCTAGGTATTTCTTTGATGTAAATGGCAGAAGATTTTATACCTCAGAGCCGCATGGATTTCAAACTGACGATTGTGTTCATATCACCATCACCAAGGAGCCCAAGCCCGATGCCCAGCCTCAGCAACCACCACTCTAACAACCTCGTCAAGCTCCTGCTTCTCGGCGATGCCAAGTCTGGCAAGACCAGCAGTCTAGTCTCCCTAGTCAAAGCCAACTACAAACTCCGCATTCTCGACATGGACAACCTCCTCGATCCGCTCAAATACCAAATCATGTCCCACTGTCCCGACAAGATCGACAACGTCGAATACCGCAGCCTTCGCGATGATTACAAGGTCAGTCCTGGCGGTACAATTGTGGATGGCCGTCCAAGAGCCTGGATTGATTCTCTTAAAATGCTCAACAACTGGTCCTATACCGACTCAATCACCGGCGAGCTCATCGAACTGGGTCCACCCTCGGTTTGGCCCGATGATACCATCCTTGTTATCGACTCCCTCAGCCGCTGGTGCGACGCTGCTATGGAGTTCCACCGCAGCATGACCCCGGTTGGCAAAGGCGGTCAAGCCGATGGCCGAGCAATCTACGGCAACGCCCAGGACGACGTTGAGAAGCAACTCGCCAGTCTAACCTCGCCTAACTTCCGTTGCAATGTCATTGTGATCTGTCATGGCGTGTACATGACCCTTGACGATGGCACAACCAAGATCTTCCCCCAGGGTATCGGCCAGAAGCTCAGCCCCAAGATTCCCACCTATTTCCCCAACTACATCAGATATATACAGAAAGCCGACAAGCGAACCATCCAACTAACCTCCAACCAAATGATCTCCCTTGCTAACGGCCGACCCGATGCAATGCCCACCGAACTCCCGACCGACACCGGCCTCGCAGAATTCTTTGCGATCCTCCATGGCGGCACCGTCGCGAAGTCCGAGCCTACCCCCGTCGCCAAACCCAAGTCGCTAACTTTGAGGCGAGCATGAACCATAGTCAATGGAAACCACCCGCACCATCCGCACCACCCCAGCCACAAGCAGCACAAGCCTTCGACCTCAACTCCCTCCTCGGCCTGCACAAATACCTCACCGAACTCCCAACTCGCACCACAACCATGGAGACCTGTCTCACCCACATTGAAACCCAACTCCACACCGCAATCACTGGCATCATCGTAACCAAAGGACCTATGCAATGAGCAACGCCCCGAACTTCACCTCAATTTTGGATGAACAGCCGACCGAAGTCAATCGCCCAAAGCCCTTGCCCGAGGGTACCTATGTCTGCATCGTCGGCCAGCCGGAGGATGGGCTGTCTTCCCAGAAGAAAACTCCCTTCGTCAAGTTCGCCTTGCGACCAATCTCAACCCTGGAGGATGTTGATGCCGATGCCTTGGCCGAGGTCGGCGGACTCGACGGCAAGAACCTGTCGGTGACCTACTACCTCACCCCCGACAGTATCTTCCGCCTCGACGAATTCCACGAGCATTGCGGACTGGACCTCAGCGACGCTGCCAGTCGCCGAGCCCGTAACGCCGAGGTGGTCAATGGCCAGGTCCTCGCCCAGGTCAAGCATCGTATGAGCCAGGACAACACCCAGGCATATGCCGAGGTCAATCGCACGGCCCCGGCGGAGTAATTAACATTGTGCGGGTGTGGATTTCCTCGCCCGCACATTTTCCGGAAAGGAATTATGCATGAACGACGGTGTACAGAAACTCATGGATGCTATCAACACCAAGCCCAAGGCCACTCTAACCCTCTCTCCAGCCCACGGCAGCTTCGCCGACAACGCCCGCATCGCGCAGAACCTCAAGGCCATGCTCCACGGCGAAGACGCCTGGAACGGCCTCGAACCTTGGCAGCAAGAATCCCTGGACATGATCTGCTCCCGCATGGGGCGAATTCTCGCCGGTAACCCGGCCCACCCAAAGCATTGGTTCGGGATTATTAACTTCGCGAATCTGGGGCTTGATCCAAATCATCGGGTGAAGGGAGAGCAGGTATGAACTGGCAGCCCATCGAGACTTGTCCTAAGCCGCCTAAGACTGGCGAGTACAGCATTCCATTCCTCGTTTGGGATGGTGACAATATAGTGGTTGCAACCTGTTTTAGCTACACAAATACCCACAAACTGTTTTGTGTTGCTGATTCCTATGGATTTAACGAAGACGGCGAAATCCCTAATCCAACGCACTGGATGCCTTTGCCTGAGCCGCCTAAATGACTCGCATCGTCCTCCTCGCCGAAGCCCAAGGCGAAGCCGAGGCCAAGCATGGTTCTACATTGATTGGCGCCTCGGGCATCGAGCTACTCCGCATGATGTCTGAGGCCGAGCTAATCACCCTCAGTCCCGTCGACCGCGACCTGATTCACAAATACTACCTCACCAACGACAATCGCCACATCATGGCCCTGTGGGATAACCACCCTGAGGTCTATCGCACCAATGTGTTCAACCAACATCCACCCGCAAATAACATCAACTGGTTCCTGGGAGCTAAATCAGACGCGCTTCCCGGCTATCCAGCCGCCCGTATTGATATCAAAAAGATTCGCCCAGCTGGTCCCTACGTTCGTAGAGAGTTTGCGCATGAACTAGAACGTCTCGGCGATGAGCTTCTTGATAAGAACCCAAACGTAGTTGTCTGTCTTGGCAACTACGCGCTATGGGCTATGGCTGGTCGAGTTGGTATCGGCAGTATTCGCGGGACAACACTACTATCCACACACACCGTAGCGAACTTTAAGTTACTACCAACCTTTCATCCATCAGCTGTGCTACAGAACTATGACTTACGTCCAATCGTCATCGCCGATCTGATGAAAGCCACTCGCGAATCAGCCCATCCCGACATACGGAGACCCGAACGTGAAATCTGGATCGAGCCGACGGTTGAAGACATTGAAAACTTTACAGAATCCTACATCAGAGGATGTGATCTCCTTTCTATCGACATTGAAACTGCTGGAGACCGTATCACATGCATTGGATTCGCACCTAACAGTCGAATTGCGCTGGTTGTGCCATTCGATGACGCGCGTGCAGCAGATAGAAACTTTTGGACTTCTATCGAAGACGAGCATGCAGCTTGGCAGATTGTTAAGTGCATTCTCGGAGATATAACAATCCCCAAGCTCTTTCAAAACGGGGCCTACGACATAGCCTTCCTATGGCGCTCCATGCACATCAAAGTCTACGGCGCAACCGAAGACACCATGCTCCTAAACCACGCCCTACAACCAGAGATGCTCAAAAACCTCGGCTTCCTCGGATCGATCTACTCCGACGAGCGATCCTGGAAGGGCATGGCGAAGCACGGAAAGACTATTAAGAGGGATAACTAATGCAAGATCTAAAATCAGGTTCATTCTATTGGGTTAAGCCAGTATTTGATGTAGACTTTACACCGCCAGGCTTTGAAAATATAGAGTGGAATGACGCAGCCTTCGAAGCTTCAATTAATAATTGGCGACAACAAGATCAGCCAGCCAGATTTGTTGGTTATGACATCAATGAGCAAGAGATTTGGTTGTTTATTGGTGTAGAAGATGACAAGCCATGGCCGGTGTGCTGGATTGGTGCAGAGATTAAACAATGAAAATCATCCGCACCCACAAGGACGATCTGGACTCCCTGCCTGAATGGGATAAATACCAATGCTACAACGGCTTGGATTGTTTAGTGACTCGCGATGTTTTTGATTCTATCTGCCCCCAACTCGATGAGCACACCGCAGCGACCTACGCCTTTAGCAAAGCCCTCCAAGGCCCCACCCTCGAGATGCGCATTAGAGGTGTGCTAGTCGACCAAGCCCGGCGCATGGAAGTCATCGACGAACTATACGAAGCCGGCGAGATTCTCCTTCGCAACCTCGAACGCATAGTCCTCGAAGGCTGCGGGCTACCCCACTTCAACTGGCGCAGCACCAACGATCTGCAGAACCTATTTTATGATGTCCTCGGTCTCAAGCCCATCACTCGCCAAGGCAAGCGCACCACCGACATCAAAGCTCGCGAGAAGCTACAGGTTCATCCCATAGCGACTCAGATTGTTAAGCACATCAACACCCTCAGCGAATTGGGAGATAAGATCAGTGTCCTCAGAACAGCGAATGATCCGGATGGTCGAATTAGAACATCTTATAACATTGCAGGAACGAGCACTGGAAGATTTTCATCCAGCCTCAGCGAATTTGGTACTGGCGGAAACCTCCAAAATATTGAGGAGAGTCTACGATCGATCTTCATCGCCGACCCAGGCTACAAATTCGCCAAGTGCGACGCCAAGTCCGGCGAGTCATACTGCGTCGGAGCCGTCGAGTGGAATCGATTTGGCGACGGAGCTTACCTTGATGCAGTCGAGTCTGGAGATGTGCATACAGCAGTCGCCAGGATCGTTTGGCCTAACATGGAATGGACTGGACACCTTACACAGGATAAGCACATCGCTGAGCAACCTTTCTATCGCAATCACTCATATCGCTTCATGTGTAAAAAGCTTGGCCATGGCTCAAACTACAACGGCCAGCCCGCCAACCTCTCCGAGCAAGCCAACCTCGACATCGCCATCGTCAGCGAGTTCCAACGCAAATACTTCCTTGCCTTCCCGGCTCACCGGCGATGGCAAGCTGACGTTGACTCCCGACTTCGTTCAGTGGGACATCTTGTCTCGCTCACTGGCCGCAAACGCTGGTTTTTTGGACGTAGAAATGATCCCGCCACGCTCCGGGAGGCGATTGCTTATGACCCTCAATGCTCCCTCGCTGACAACGTTAACCGAGCGATGATTAGCATATGGAGGGATCGGCTGTCTCTCATCGTCATGCACGATCACGACGCATTAACCTTCATGTACCCCGAGGAAGTTGAAGATGAACTCATTCCCCAGCTTCTACGTGCACTGGTGGTGCCCATCCCTCTGGCTCAGGGACGTGTATTGCGAATCCCATACGACGTGGAGGTGGGATGGAACAAGGGACACTATCATCCCACCACAAATCCGGACGGTCTGCGAGCCTACTCGGGCCATGACCCCCGCAAACGACAACCGGTAAGAGGGTTGTTGGATAGTATTGTTAAGAAACGAATCGGTGGAGCAAGATGATGGGATTCTCGCCCGGAGACTTTGAGATTATACTTCTTGATAATAAAAGTGTACAGGTACACTGGGAAGCTAAAGATAGATATATAGTTCTATGGTACGATAACGAATTAGGGCGGGTGCTAACAATCAACTATGATCAGGCCACAGAATGCTTGCAACAACTCCGTACTTGCATCTGGTCAGCAACAGGTGAGGATCCTATTTAATGCCCACCTCCGGCAAACGCCGCCTTGAAGATTTCATCGGTACATTTATGGAGTATACTGCCAACCTCGGGGTGCCGACCATCTTCCGCAAATGGACGGCGATCAGTTTGATAGCCGCGGTGCTGGAACAAAAGGTCTGGGTTAAGACCAGTCGAGCCCTGCATCCCAACATGTATGTGTTCCTTGTAGCTCACCCAGGCGTCGGCAAGACCAGGATTATCACCGAGGGCCGGATGCTTGCTAGTAAACTTGAGGAACTCCATCTCTCCCCAGTCTCCATGACCTTCGCCAGCCTCGTCGACGCCCTCGCCAACGCCAAACGCAGCATCGTTCGCCAGCCCGAAGGTACCCTCTGCTACAACTCCATGTACATCACCGCCGATGAACTCGGCGCCTTCATGCACAAATACGAACCGGAGATGATTGATGGACTTAGCCACTTCTACGACCCAACGCCCTACCACCAAACCCGTCGCACCAATGAGACAAACATTAAAATCAATTCTCCTCAGCTCAACATCCTGGCAGGGTCCACTCCACAAAACCTTACTGGATTTATGCCCGAAAAGGCCTGGGGACAAGGATTCACCTCACGTATTATTATGGTCTTTTCGGATGAGCGGCTCATTGTGGACGACTTTGCAGACTTTGGTCCTTCTCGAACCGATGACCTGGTCCACGACCTCAAGCTCATCAACACCCTCTACGGGCAATTCAACGTGGCGCAGGGATATAAGGATGCAGTGAATCAATGGCGGGCGATGGGGGAGCCACCAACTCCCAACCACCCCAAGCTCGTCCATTACATCACTAGACGACGTGTCCACATTTACAAACTCTCCATGATCGCCAGCATCAACCGAGACAGTTCCCTGTTCCTCCAAGAACAAGACTTCCTCCAAGCCATCGACTGGCTTACCGAAGCCGAGGTTCACATGGAGGACATATTCAAAGCCGGCGCGACCAATGCCGACTCATCGGCTATGGACGAGATACATCATTTTGTGATGGTGAATGACCTGGGTACTGGCGTCTCAGAGCTTCGTATTGTTAACTTCGCTCGCGAGCGAATTCCTATTACCAGCATCCTCCGCGTGATCGAGATCATGCAAGGCACCGGGCAGATCATACTCCACCATGTTGATAAAAAATCCGGGCATCGGTATTATAGTGCAGCCAAATCGCAACCCAGCACCACAACCAAACCCATCCAAACCCTCATGCAATAAAAAGCCCGGCCGGGATTGCTCCTAGGCCGGGCAGTCTTAGCACCGAGTGGGGAGGATTACCTCAGTGCCATTTCCAATCCACCACTATCGTTCTAGCAATGAACCCCATCACAGCGCCAACAATCGACGCTGCGCCTGCATACCAATACTGCTTGATCTCCAAAATGCGGACCCGTTCGTCCAGAGTCTCATGACGATCATCCTGCACCTTGCCTTGCTTAATCAGCAAATCAAGCTTGCCATTTATCTCTCCGACTACATAATGAAGGTCGTCAAGAGTAGTAGTCAATTGCATAATCCTTTAGTTGAATCCCAGCCTATTACTGTTCTGGCAGGCCATGAGAATCAGCGGAACCAGACTGATAAGAACCAATCTCCACTTCATCTCAGTACCCCGCATTGCCAGCCGCGGCCTCAAACGCTGCATCAACCTGAGTGTCGAGCGTGGTCAACGCAGTCATCTGCTCCGGGGTTACATTCCCCGATGCCTGCAACGCAGCGATGATGTTCTTTACAGGCTGCAGGAAGTTAGCGGCATTACTAGCAATAATCGGCACAATGGTCACCAACGCCGACACGATCTTGTCAATAACACTGCTCGACGCCACGCCGAACTCCGGCAGCAGCGCCTCGATCAGCGCCAACAGGGTTTCAATTGCGGTTGAGATCATGACGGGCTCCTCACTTTGAAACGTTGTATTGGGTGTAGATGGACTGAAGCGTAGCGATAGATGCCTCCAGGGTGTTATAGGTCACCACCGGAATAGCTGCACCCGAGGTAGACGCCAGCAACCCCTCGATGGCATTGCGTGCCGCCCGTCCCGATCGCACCGCCGGTACAATCTTCGCCACGATGGCAGACTGTCGACAGGTCACCACAGCCCCACCACACGGCGGCAACTGCAAATACCCAGTCGCTACAGCCTCGATGGCATCGAACGAATTCGCCGCGGCCAAGGCATACTGTGCCGGGACCGACGTGGAGGTCGCCACGTTCCAGGCATTCTCCACACTAGTGCACCCACTTGGTGCCGACTGCGCCATCAGCAACGGCGACAGAACCAAAGCTGCAATAACAAGCTTGTTCATTTTAAATTTCCTCTCTTCAACATATCAATCGGCTCATTAACCTCTAGTGCCGGCGAGGCACTAGACACAACCTTCACGCCGTTGTCAGCCGCATTGACCGACTGGATCATCGAGGTGTGAGTATGAGCAAAGATACCCCAAATGATCGGTGCCACGCCGACAATAGCCCCGGCGATAGTAACCACGCCGGTCACCAACATATTCGAATCATCTGCTGAGATCGCACCTTTGGTCAACAACATCCCGCTGACAATACCAGCCACAATGCGGATCAATGACATAATCTGGTCTTGGTTCATAGATAGTCTCCTTTGTTAGAACAACCCAAGCAAACGCAGAATAACCAACAACAAAATAATCCCCACGATCCCTCCGCCCCAGCCATAGGTCCTGCCAGGGAACTCGGTGTGCCAGCCTCCGTAGTAGCCCCCTCCACCGATCAGCAACAACATGATGATTAGTACAACAAGTATGTTCATCACTTGCTCCTATCATAACGACCAGCGAGATAATCCGCACCGGTCTGCGAATGACCCTTGAGGGTCCCGTACCTACCCAAGACCAGCCAGCCCCAGGGACCCCGAGGCCGTTCATGGCCAGTCGCTACGCCATACGCGGCGCTAAGCTCCTTGGCCAGTTGTTGGGGGATGCCGGTCAGTACCCCTACTAGCCCGCCAGCATCGCGGATCATTTTCTCGGCGTGTTGGGGACTGAACCAATCTTTTTTGTTCAAGTCCCGAACCGCATCGGTAAACTCCTTAGCAAATGTCGTGGCTAGACCAATATCCGGGTCCTTGCCTTCAAGCATTCCATTAACCACGTCCCGAATCCCGGGCCAGCTAGCCGAGGCCGTGTAGGCCAGGCCCTTAGCGGCCTTGTGTGCCCAGGAGTCCTGCGGTTCGCTGGGCAACGGACTGACCATCTGCTCCACAATCGCTGGCCAGATTGCATACGCAAACATTCCTCCAGCCACCGCCGGGATCGCTGCCATGGCCGCTCCATGCTGGCCTTCCTTAGCCAAGTCCACAGCTTCGCCGGCTTTCCACAGCGTCTCCATCTGACGGTTCATAATATCATTGAAGAAGTTATACACCGAGGTTAGCCATCCGCCAGCGACATTGGTGATCGCCGGGCGATTGGATGCAGCCGTAGACCCATGCGCCCTGCGCACCGCTCGATCAGCCTCAAACACTGCGTCACCATGTGTCGCCCCCTCCTCCATGGCCTTGCCATACTGCGCCATCCAGGTCGGCACCGCGGAGATAATGTCCGACATAGCAACTGGTTTGCTGGACAGCTGCATTATCTTTGCTCGCCAGGTACCGAACTTGGATCCGGCCTGGAGTTCATTAGTAGCCCCGTACAGTGTCTCTTGCCAGTTGCGATCGCGACGTTGTAGTTCCAGACTGTTCTTAATAGCAAAGTCCCAGTTCTTCTCGCCGGTTTCATCGTTAATACTAAACAGCGACTTGACCGCATCAAAGAACCTTCCGGCCCCAACCTCGTGCATGGACAACATCGCTGCCGTTGGGGCATGCTTCAACACTGTCCCTGGGTTCCACCCTACCAGGGTAGTGATCAGGTTCTGCCGCACAAAGTCGCTGCTGGACTGCAACCAAGCCGATTCCTTCGATACATTGTTACTGGCATTCGCAATGCCCCGCAGCCAAGGGACCATGTTGTCCGAGTACTCCTTGCCATAATGCGTTGTAATAGCCCCTCGCACGGCCTTATCCCGCAACACCTTCGCTGCATTCAACACCGCCGGTCGCAGGGCCGTGTCGTGGATCATCTGGCTGAGCCGGTTGGGCATCTGGTTCAGATCGAGGGCTAGGGGATAGGTCACCCCAGTTCGGGACTTAGTGTACCCCGCCGGCGTATACCCCGCCTCAAACCCCTCGCCCATCAGACCTTCAAGCTTAGTAAACTTCGCCGGCTCCCCGCCCCAGATCGGGTGGCGCATGGCTGGGTAGTATCCGCCGCGATAGGTACCGAACGGGGTCTCAGCAGCCCTAGCCGGAATCGACTCCGCTGGCACCCCGGAGATCGACCGATACATCGTATCGCTACGGCCCTTCATTTCATCAAACGTATCCCAGATCTTCTGAGCGAAGTCCCAATCAGGCTTCTTGGCATTGGCATGAACCCAGGCCATAATCGCATCAGGCTCAAGGCCATAGCCCTTAGCGAGCTTCATCATGTTGGATTTGTTACCAACATTAAGCATCACCGCCCGCAGGTTCTCGCGGTTCATGGTGATGAGTGTATCGCCATATTCCTTCGGTCGCCGGAAGATGCTGTTAGGTATCGCCTGCTTCATATCCTCCTTATCCCCGGCATCTTTCAGCTTCCTAGCAAACTCCTTTTTCCAAGCATCTGATTGATTCACACCGTCGTGCAGGTCCCTGAACACATACTGAGTCCAATTCCCATATGGATCAAACTTATCCCAGCGACCGAACACGTTCTCCATCTGCAGAGTGCTAGCCAAGAACGCTCTGGGGAACTTGCTGATCATAGTCCCGCCAGTCTCGGTCTGGGCATTACCTTTAAACCTAGCTACAGCCTCAACCAGCTTGGGCTTAATCTCCTGCCAGTCAGCCTCAACGCCTTGTTTGATGATCTTGCGTTCGTCGCGACCATTGTGGACTAGGGCATCAATAGACCCGGCCACGGCTCGAAACTCGGGGACCTTGAGATCCTTATACTCAGCCTTGAAGTTGGCATTATACAACTGATCCCAAACAGGAATCTCCCGCAGCCACACGGCTTTGTTAGCGACAAACTCTGGCAGCGTATTACCACTACCAGCCGCCTCAGTCTCTCGCTGCAAGTCCCCAGGTGTTCGCTTAACCTTCTTGCCGACCTGGGCAAGAATCGAATGTATCCAGTTAGTATACTCCGGTTCAATCCCCGGCTGCACCCTCGCGGCCAGTTTCTTAGCAGTCTTATCGAACTTAGCAACTTCCTTTTCGACCTTGCGGGCTTCCTGGGCCACGGCCATCGTGACAGTCTGCTTCTGCATTGCCACAGCCGCGGACTTGAAGTCCTGCGCTGCCATGGCCTTCTCAGCATCTCGGCTATGCTTGCCCATGGTTTGCATCAGCGCGTAGGTATTGACCTTACCGATGGTTTGTTCATTGATCAGGTCCCGGGCAGCCTGCTTGATAGTATCCTTGTCAAACGCCGTGGTGCCGGCTTTCATAGCCGCTGCCATTAGCTGTTCGTGCATAACATTGAACGATGCTTCACTCAGCGCTTGATCCCTTGCATCCTCCATGATGTTCTTTTCTAGGAACCCATGTTCCCGTTCCATCCGGCGATCAGTCTCGGACTGAATAGTCTGGCGCAGGAACTCGCCGGTTGGCATCCGAGTACCTTCGGGGGTGCGCTTGGCTTGTTCCAGAGTTGCTAGCCGATCAACCATCTCGGCCCCGGTGCTATACCCAAACATACTAGCGACCTGATCAGGCGGTAGACCATTCTTGCTAACATACTCTTTCGGCAACGCAGCCTTTTGTTCAGGTGTAAGCTCATCGGCTGCCAGAGTATATCTCTGTCGAAGCTTCTTGCCAAACAACTCACCATTGCCCAAGAACAAATCCGCAGCCACATCCGGTCGCTGGCGAATATCCACAGCCACAGTCTTCGCCATCTCGGCCCGGTTGGCTTTCCACTCAGCCCCCTGCCGCTTGGTCTGCTCCGCAACGGCTCGCTTCTGCGCAACCTCAATATCCGCCTCGTGCTGCTTTTCCATAGCAGCTTGAATACGGCGGAAGGTGTCTTTATCAATGCCCAGCGACTCGGCTTTGATGTTATCGAAGCCCTCAATTGACTCCCTAATATCAAACGCCCCGACAGCCCTAGGCTCGCCAGCAGGCCGCTCGCCAACCTCCCCCGAGTGAATCTTCTGAAACACTGACTCCCAGGTTTCTTCGGGACCGAAGCCGAGTTTGGATTTGATGCCATCTAACAAATCCATAATCTTCTGGAACACAGCCCCAACGCCAGTCTTCGGCCGAACCTCTGGTGCTTGCTTGGCCCACTCGCGGAAGGCCTCCGCAACCGACTCCTCAGTACGCTGTTCATCAGTCACATGTGCATAGCGATCATTGATCCCATACCGATCCGCCCAGTTCTCAGCCTTAGCCGCGGACTCCAGCGTAGACCACTCCGCATCCTTAAAGAACCCGTACCCGCGCAGGAAATGAATTGCCTCATGCCTGCCAGTCCCAACAGCATCATCCCTTAACATATCCAACAATATAGTCGGCGGTGCACCTTTAAATGGTACATATGCCCCGCCAGCAAATGACTTGGCCCGCTGACTATACAACCCAGCAGTGGGTTCAATCTCGATCTTCTTCCCAGTAATCCGCTGGAGCTCGTCCATAGCAGCATTGGAGAAATCAACTTGCTTCTGAGTCCATTGCACAGCCTCAGGATCACGCTTTAGCAGCGATGAGTTCTGATACCGACTCCAACCATTCTCTAGCACATCCCGGCTACGCTGGAAGTCTTGAGCTGTAATATCATCCGCATCAAGCTTCACCCTAGGCAGCGGCATCGGCCCGAAGTCATCGGCACCACTAGCTTCCCGGGCACCAGACACACGATGACCAGTGATATAGTCGTAGTCTGGATACATGCCCTTAATCTGTCGCTTCAAATCCCGCATTAGAGCCGGGCCAAAGCTATTCGCCCACCTACCAGCGACACCGTTGATCATATTGATATACAGCGTGCGATCTGCACCGGGTGCAATCTCAATATCACCAACGTGCTTACCATTCTCATCCATCATGTTCAGGGTTTCAAGCTTGCCGCCGAATTCATCGGTGAACTGGTTAGCTTCGGTAGCGCCCTTAATGAGACTAATCTTTCGGTCCCCAATGCTAAACATCGGCTCCAGTCCACTCGCTCCCCTCACCGCGGCCAGAGGCGCATCCACCACGGCCTTGGGCTGTGTTGGTTCTTCTTCCGCTTCGCGGGCTGTGATACCACCGGGCCACATACGAATGTCATCATGCAATCCCTTTGCTACTTGCGGATCAGCCTTGGTGATCCAGTCCTTGATGGGCACCTGAATATCGCTGTCAGTGTCTCGAGCTCCCATAAGCTGGGACTCGATGTTCGGCACCCAGCCTAACAAACCGTCATCGGGCATTGGTGGCTTATCGCCATACAGTCCCAGTGCCGCATCGGCACGAATGCCAATGGTGTTGTCCCCATATCGCTGCTCAGCCAGCACTCCAGCTAGTTCCGGGCTGCGTTCCCGAGTCGCTGCCTTCTGCATGTTCTCGAAGTCTCGCTCCATATTCGCAACAGCGAGCATGTTGATTTGAGTCTTGGCCTCGTCAATCAGCGGATGCACACCCGAAGGCACAGGCACTCCAGCATCAGTCCATGGCTTTGCAGAAGTCGCTACATCTGGCAGGCCCAGCCCGGCTCGCAGCGCAGTATTCCCACGCTCGGCTGCCCCAGCTTCGGTCTGCGCCCGCTCTACAGTAGACGCTTTGCCTTGAGATATTCGAGTAGCATACTCCTGGACTTGTGGATCACTAAACGCCTTTCTAGGCGGAATCGGTGGCGGGGCTTCGCTACCGCCAATCAGCTTTCCAACCTCAGCCGGGATATGCATCCCCAATGCCACTAATACGGCATTGGTAGTATCAAGCAGCGATGCCTGAGCCAACGCCGGGTCTTGTTGCTTTCCGGCTGCCCAGGTAGCGAACTCTTTGAACCCCGGTATGTCGGTCGCAGCCTGTGCAAGCATAGATGCATAGCCGCCAAATTCCTGGCCAGGTACGGCTGCGACCTGAGTTAATGCTGCTAGTACAGCCCCGCCCAATCGGCCATACTTCTGCTGACCCTCAAGACGTTGCTCGGGAGTATAGGCCTCACCCCAGCCTTGTACCCCCGCTTCCTTAATCCTCTCAGCCTCAACAGCAATCCCTGTGCTACCTTGCACAAGCCCGTGCAGCAAATCAGTAAGTGTATGCGACTCCCGTGTGAACTTGTCTAGGTTCCCCCAGTCATCATTGGAGACCGACGCGGCCATGGGATGGGATTGAAGATAGGTAACCAAATCGGGATTGTTCAGCACCAGTTGCTGCGCAGCGAATTTCTTGATCTGCGCCTTCTGTTCATCCAGGTTGTTCAACGTCCACGGGGCCGGGGCACCGGTAATGTTGGACAGATCAGTCGCCTCAGCAGCATCATCCGGGTTTGCATCCAGGCCCTGATTAACCTGTACCGCCGTATCGGTGCGGAAGCTATTCAGCCCGCGTGCAACATCGTCCTTGCCGATGTAATACGGATCGACCATCGGATCGAACTCAGTATCAGGATTCATGGGGGTTAGTTGGTTCACGGCGTGACCCTCTCGGTGGACTTGGGTTTGATCGGCTGAGAGGCCTGACCATACTGCATGTAGATCATCCGCATAGCGAGGTCATTGACCAACTTACTATCCGCTTCGCTATCAAAGTCCGGATCGCGGCTGTATTGCTGTTTAAATGCCGTGGTTCCAGCTTTCTTGGCCTGTGGGCTGAACTCAATCAGGGAGTCAAACGGCTGCTTAGTATTAATGCTCCTTAGCCCACTGAACCAAGCACCAGCGTTCTTATTGATGAGACCTTGTGCGATCTTGGTCAACTCGTCGTCATTCTTAACCGATCGCTCGGCACCAAGCCCATAGCCGACGATAGCATCGTGGTAGGCAGTTTGAAACTTGTTGTATTCATCAGGATTAGACTTCTTGTCAATACCAGCCTCAGTCAACATCTGCTGTACCGACCCCAGCGTCAGCGCATGGGTCATATTAGGATTTTGAACCTGTTGATTAATAACCTCACCTTGCATCTTCAACAAGCCCTGCCGCTGGTCGCGGGTCAGCGAACCAAACTGTGGGCTTAGCAGATCGGCATTGGCAAGGTCGTTCAATTCATCGGGAGTCGATCCAGCATTGCGATTAATTCCAATCTGCATCAACTTATAATATTGCAAATCACCTTGCGGATTATGCACCACGCCGCCAATGGACTGGTTCTTGCGAATCTGCTCAAGGATTACAGCTTGAGACTCTTTACCAAGCTCTAGGAAATGCCCTTCAAACTGCGGATTCGCAGCCTTAGCAGCTCCGTACGAGACTGGAACCTTACCATCCTTACTATCGACCCCGTCGATGGTTTGCATCAATGACTGCCGAGCCATCTGCTCAGTCTTAAACTTGAGCTGCTCGCGATTGGTCCAAAGGGTTAATCCGCGCTGTGATGCATTATCGGCAAGCTCGCCATTGCCCGGATCAGCCTTAGCCGCAGCAGCCCGCGTAGCAGCATCAATATCCTTAGGCTTTGTGTCGTCTGTAGCGTCAACATTAACCGTATGCGCGATCTTCGCCGCGGTTTTGTTCAACACCGCCGACTCAATTCGGCCCTGAATTATATCTCCATCTTCAGGACTAAGCATTCCCGAAGACTTCATCTTCTCGAAGAACGCTTTGCCATCGGCTGGGTCGGTGTTGCTGCGGGCGATCGCTGCCTTAGCGATTTGCTTGGATAGGTAAGGCGCAGCAAGGTTGTCATTATCTGGTGTATTAGGCGCGAACCCCGTCAGATCATGCACATGATTTGCTGCGGTCCGCTTAATAGTATCAACTATATTATTGAAGTTGGGTCCATCAGTGACGTTTACTGTTGCTAGAAGATTTCCAGCTGCATCAATTTTACCAAGACTGGCTTGCTTCTCGGCCTCATCCATCCCCTGCCTAGCCAACAAACTACCGTGCCACTCTATCATAGATTGAGCGCGCCGAGAATCATTCATATATGCTCGCGTGCCAGTGGGGCTTAATCCATTAGCTCCATCAACCCGAATTTTATCTATATCGGCTTGATATTGCTTAAATCCATCAATCCTTTCTTGGCCTCTAAGTTGATCGAATTGTAAATATCGTTCATTCATCTTTGAAAAGGTATTGGCCGAGGCAGCATCAGCCTTCATGCCTTCATTAAGCTCCTGCATTGCATAGGCGCGGTCTAACAGCTCCTTCCCAGCACCCTGCACCACCTCGCCCATATGAGTAATAGCCCCAGCCGTCGCTCCGCCAAAGGCCGCGATGGGCGTGTCCACATGCGCCGTCGGCGTGGGGTTTAGTTGCGGCGCTACATCCATAGTGCCAGTGTAGGGAACTTGACTAGCCATTAGCTTGCCACCTGACCATACTTAAGCCATTCATTAGACACCGAGCTGATGCCGCCAAGAATAGACGACCCGAACCCAATCTCCCCAGCAGCCATTGCATTGGTCCCGGCCATGGTGTACAACTGCGACTGTGCCCCAGCAACCGAGGCCTGCTCAGTATAGTTATATGCGGTCTTGGCTGCGTTAGAACGGATTACATCGGTGTCGAGAGAATTAAGATGCGCCTGACTGGTTCGCACTTGGGCATTAGAACCGGAGTTTACATCAAACCCAGAGCTTGCCTGCGCAGTCTTGATCTGGCCCATCTGCTGGCCAGCTTTGAGGCCATACTGTTGGGCTTGCTGTTCGCCTTGTTGGGTAGCAAACGTGGCATTCTGCAGATCAATCTGCTGATTAAGCTTCGCTATGCCTGACTGATAGTCATACATAGACTTATTAGCTTCGCCCGATGCCAGCGATCCAAACGCGGACATAATTGATCCGCCAGCAGTCGCTCCCATACTTAGACCAGTAATTGCGCCAGGACTAGCCATGATGTTCCTCAATAGTAAATCTAATTAGCCCTTGCTCGGCTGGCCCGAACTCAGCCCCCAGCGACTTCAACCAAGCCATGCTGTTAATATGCCCAGTACAATGCCCGACAAGCCTAGGATAGCGACTATGAAACGCTGCCATCCAGCGCCGGGCCAGGCGAGCCGTAGCGAGCGGGTGCCTAGTCACAACCTCAGTGGTATGCACCCAAGCATACGCCGAGTCAGACAGCGTCGACGCCGGGACAAACCCAACAAACCCCAACAACTCATCGCCATACCGAGCTTCGAACAGTGGATCGGCAAGCCTTGAGGCCTCGATCAGTGCTGCTGCACCAGGCCAGCCCGAGACTAGACTTTGTAATCTAGCTAGGCTAATCGGCTCCATCCGCGCGTTCATGGGTCGTTCTCGGTGATCAGCGTCGGGAACACGCCGAGGATGGTGGCTGGGTAGGGATTAGCTTGTTCGAGACAATACTGTCCGGGAATGGTATAGGTTGGATCAAGATATATGCGTGCATCGCCGGTGAACAAGCCGTTAATAACTTGTGACTGCTGCCCGGTGAGCATGGAATTAACATTGCCAGAGACCAAGTCCTTCATGGACTTAAGATGGTTGAAATCATTCCCAGCCGACAGACCCAGTGTATTCGCTACCCTAACTACCACCGGGTCGATCTTTTTGAGCGTGCCCTGGATTTGTGTGCGACTGGTGTCGATCGCTAGGGTCTGTAGCTTGGCAGTAAACCTGAGCCCGATCGTAACGGTAGTGTACCCGGTTGCACCTGTTGGGGTCGGCGCCGGCAAGGTGAACTGCCCACCAACTGGCATCACAAACGGAGTGATGATCGTGACGTTGCCTAGATCATCCGTAGCCAGGCCGGTTACAGTCATGTTGTTAAGCTGCTCGGCACCCTGGAAGCTTAGCTGCGCTGCACCGATGTACTGCAATCCAGCATCCACGCACCAGGCCGAGGACAAACCACCGGTCAATGCTCGATCATCGTTGCGTTCAATGTATTGAACTGTATAGCCATTCACCACGCGTTGAACAACACTATACACCGCATCCACAGTCGAGACAGCGGTAGTCTCCGTGACGACGCAAACAGACTGATACAATCCCTGCGTAACCTGATGCGACCAGCCGACAAACTCCTGGTCCTTCAAGAACGTCAGGGTCAGCATCACTCCGTCATTGCGTACTGCCCATACAACATAGAACGGCGACTCAGCCCAAGCCCAACCGGTGATCTTGTAGCCGAAGAACAGATGACTGGCGGTGGTGGAAATGTCCATGCCGGTGAAGACGTTGAAGTAGATGTTGTAGGTCAGGTCGCGAACCGCGGAGCCTTTGGATTGCACAAACAACACATCATAGTTCGCCACAATAGGCGGGATGTCGCTAGCACCAGTATTGGACTGAATGTTCGCCACGATGGCAGTGGGTGACACAGCCGAGCCGGATGATCCGCCATTGATAAGCCAAGTAGACTTATCGGTCAGCACCAGCATCCCGGCCGTTGAGGACACAATAGACTTGATTGTGTTCAGCACCCCCGACACCAATGTCTCGGTAATGGCGTTGCTGGCTGCGACCGGATCGGTAACGTTGAAGTTGAAGTATGACCCTGGCTGGGACATATAGAATGTCTGCGGGGCACCCAGTGGAGCCGCCAGTACAAGTCGCTGCTGAAAGAAACTCGGGACTGTCGGATTACCATTAGACGTGGCAGTCAGCGACGCTGTTGCTACCGCTGCCCCAGCCGAGAACACCGGAGTTGGTGCCGAGCTATATCCAGCACCTTGAGTCAGCACAATCCCCTGTGTTACACCCCAAGTCACCGTTGCGGTCGCGCCTGTACCAGCGCCAGATGTGGCGATTTGAGCGATCGGGTTGCTTGGAGTGGAACCTGAGGTAATAGACCCAGCATTGGCGATGGCCCAGGAAGCGATGGTGCTACCACTAAGAGTGAGCACCTTTAGCACTAGTCCATTGCCGAAGTTAATTGTATCGCCAACAGCAAACCCAGTACCAGCACCGGTAATGGTCGGCACTGAGACTGCACCGAGGCTTGCCACCGCCGTGGCACCAATGCTTGGCGATCCGCCGGAGAATGAGATACCCGGGACCGTGGTATAGGTTCCAGCCGTGGTGATGGTTAGATACCCCAGTCCGCTGCCCACAAACGGGTTCTGCGCAATAGGTGGCGACTGCGAGAAGTCTGGGCCGATGTTGGAGTCGATAAACTGCGTGCCTTTGCAGGTACCGATGAATCCATAGCTAACCCCACTCGGCACCACGCCGAAGTAACTAACCGAGGACTCATAGACATTATAAGCCACCGCAGTCGACACCGCGCCCCACGAGATACTATTCGACCCGGCTACGGTGCGAATATCTAATATACCAGTCAATGACGACGGTGTGGACAGACTGGATTCCTGTCCATTGGAATCAATCGATGTCACCGCGTAGGAGTAATTAACCGTTCCAGCACCCAACGTAGATGAAACACTCGGTGCATTGGGGGCTGTGGCAGTCGAGCCGAACACAATGGTGGTAATGGTCCAGCTAGTGGCAGTAACAACCGCCAGCAACCTGGGTGCGTAGTTGGGATGGCACAGTACCATTTCATTGGTGGACTGGGCGAACTTAATCATCGCCAAGTCAGCCGCAGCATACGGCGAGGCGATGGTGTAGATTCGCTGCGAGGTGCCACCGATGGTGTAGGCAGTATAGGCTGAGGAGTTAATGTTGTTGCTGTTTAGATCGCCAATGGTAACATTGTTACCAAGCACAGACTGAACATTAAAATAGCGACCATTAAGCTGGGTCATGCCGCCAACCCCGGCGACATAAATCCAGTCGTTGGCGGAGTAGGCATGGCCGGGGATGGTTAGTACGCAGGGATTGGCCTTGGAGGCAGCGGTGATGTTGATCGCAGTCTCAACAATCGGCGAACCTTGATAGAAGAACCGAATGTAATGATCGCCGAACTCGAGAACGTAGCCGACAGCGAAGCTGGCCTGGAAGGGGATCAATCGGACCGTGGTAGCAGATTTGTAGGCTTGCAGGATATACTTCGTCCCCGGTCGGCTCGATGCCCCACCTCGATAATCAACATAAAAGTTCTCTAACAACGCCGCGCCGCTGTGGTACTTCTGCAAGTCCACGCGAGCGTAGAGGTTGGGGGACCACTCGCCGGAGTTAAAGCTGGCTTGAGCTACAATCTCACCCATGGTCAGTCCTCAACCGTATGCTGGCCACATGCCACCCCAGTCGAAGCCCTGAAAGGGTCCTGAGTAGGGGCTAACAAAGTCGATCCCTCGAATACGGAGCCAATCGGGAGTGACGTCATTGATAGTAAGCCCCTCGTTGCCATCAGCCTGTCGAGCGAGCGTGATGGTTTGGTTCGCTTCCTGCACAGCAAAGTTAGCGAGCTTCTTGTCGCCGGTGAGCGGAATGGTGATGGTCGCCCCAACTAGCTTAGCATAGGCATCCTGAAACAGATCGTCCATGATGTTGGGATCGACTACGTCCTGGCAGTAGACCAGCGTGGCGAACTCTTGACTGGTTAGGATCACTCGCTGCGGAGCCGGGCTGCCATAGGTAAGGTTGAACGTAGCTCCAACGCCAACCCCCGAGGTAGCCCCCTGAGCGACCGGATTGGTTTGCTGGGCGAAGTATGATCCGCCGATGACCGCAGCAGTGCCACCTGTGTCGCCGGTGTACACTGAGTTAACCACTGTGACCGTAGCGATCACTCCGCCGGGAGCCGTTGCCACCAGCAACTGCACCGGTGCGCCAATCGGGGCCTGAGTGTTAGGCACTGAGGCCAGAGTGATCAGCTCGCCTACCACATAGCCAGTACTACCGGAGGCCACAGCCGCCGCCGTTACCGGCACAAACGTATCGGTCTGAACATTATACTTAACCGGCGGACCTTGCCAGAAGCTGGACGCGCCGCCAGTTACAGCTGTGGTGATGGGGATGCCGCCGGAGAATCCGGTTTGGGTCGCCGGGATCATCCAGCATGGGCGCACGCAGTCGACGGGGTATTGATACTCATATGCCCATGGCGGGGTGGGTTGCCCAGGTTGCCACAGGGTTGTTGGTGCCGAGGTGTTCTCAGGTGTGCCTGGCGAGGAAGTGATATACACCAGATTCGCTGTTTTAACCGAACAGTTCCATGGAGCCATACGCAGCAATCGCCGGCGAATGTTAGTTAAACACAGGTTGGCCTGGATCGCCTCATTGGTAAGGTTCCCGGCCAACTCTGCGTCAGTCACGGACGCGCGGGTGCCGGGAACCTGAAGTGCCCTATTGACAATGTCCGTGAGGGTGGTCATTATTAGTCTCCTACAGCGCGGCCAGAAACAAGCCCAAACCTACAAGTGCTACAGCAGCGCCGCCAAGGGTTGGAATTGGACCAACTTGTATTGGAGTGTTACTATTAAGCCAAAATCCAATAACAAATGAGGCGCTGCCGAGCACAAGCATGATACCGCCAATCCAGAGTTTCATGGCTAGTGCTTTCCTTGAGTTCCGCAGCAACCATGATTGGTGCCGCTAGCACCAGGCTGGGTTTTGTTCTTCGGCCCAACCGGCGGGCTGTAGGGAAGCTCCTTGGCTTCCTTGACTCCGCCACAGGTAGCTCGGCTGCCTTCCTTGACCTCCGGGCCATATCCGCCGAGAATGTCGCGAGCCATTAGACTCTCCTGCCGTTGGAAACGAAGGGAGGCTCAGGTTCAACAGCCGGCACAGGCTCAATAAAAGGTTCAACAGCCGGCTCCGGCTGAGCCGGGATGGCGTGGGGACTGTCGGGCACGACTGGTGCCGGTGCCGGTGCCGCAGCCTTCGCAGCCGCAGCCGCCTTGGCCTTAGCGAGGTCATCAACCTCTTTGAGCGAATCAGCCTGCATCTTGTCGATCTCAGCATCGACCAAGGTTTTAATCCCGTACAGTCTCGGATGCCCGCTGAGTTTTTCAGTCAAGTTGATGAGGGCCAGCAATGCATTGAAATCCATTTTAATCTCCTAGTGTTTACCTTGACTACCGCGAGGATGGCTGGTGTCCGCAGTCTTGGGCGCTTCATACCCCCGACCTTTGTAGAGTTCGCTGCTAACGGTTCTGATCTGCCGAAGGCCCAGGTTAGCAACGTAGTCAACCGACACCGCCTTGGCCTTGGGTTCGACCTTCGGTTCAAATACCTTAGAGCCTTGATGCCCTTGTTTCATTTCATTCTCCTGGCTTGGGCAGCAGCCGAGTGTGATCCCAGCGATTACCCGGTTGCTTGGACATGTCCTTGCGGACCTGTTCGAATGCGCCACCGTCGGTGTAGAGCTCACCTAACAAATGCCTATACCGATCATCACATCGCTCGGCCTCCATTTTCACATGCGCCGGAGATTCCTGGCCAGTCTCGCGATAGAAGTTTATAGTGTCATGGACATCATGCATGTACATCATAAACCGGCGAATCTTCTCCGGAACCTCAGACTGAGCCTCGTTCATGAAGGTGATGATACCCGCAAGCTGAGACTTCAGAGATTGAATATCCCTGGCCATGTTCTTGAGGTAGGCCTCGGACATTGATTCGTCAGCCACGGTTATTTACCTTTCTTCTTGGGTTTGATCATACCTTTGCCTTTATCGGCAGCGTTGAATTCCTTGCCGACCTTACGCGGCACTCCGCCGAAGCCACCTTTAGTGTGAGCGGCCGCGGCCATAAGGCGGGCTTGTGCGGGAGTTTTACTTGGCATTGGGTTCTCCTAGGTTCGGATGAAGATTAGTGAATTACGTGGAAGTGTGGCCCTACCAACCCGGCGTCCCCAGTTGCCGGCGACTATGCATCCGAGCCAAGTAAACATCACCCGTACACCCACGCCGCCCCATTGCAGAATACAGGAGCATTCACCGCCCCTGTCGTCGATACGGTCCCGAGAAACGTCGGCGTCGTCTGCCCGTTGGTCACGTAGGCACGAGCGCCTTTAGTTCCGGCTGCGCAAGACGGAAGCGAGGCTATTGCATAGCCTGCCATGACGATGATATTCCCAAAAGTGGTCGTTCCGGCTATTGTATGAACGCCAGACGCCAGCGTTAAATCGATTTGTCCGCCATTCTGAATAGAGGGATTGTTTGTGTAGAGACCTGTGAGCGCAACGGACCCCTGAAACCAATTGGAAAGGCCCGCCGTAGTGTCGTTAACGTATAACGAGTACTGCTGCGACGTTCCCGATCCAGTTTCCACAGCAAGCGTTACGTCACTGAAATTCTCCGTATAGATGCCAGTGTCGGACCCAGGCGTCACGTCATTCAGTATAACTGCATACGACGATGCAGGGTTAACGGCCGAATTTTGTGTAAATACATGTGAAAATGTATTCGTGTCTGCATACTGGCTAAGTTCAATTCCATATGTAAAATAATTATAAATCCAAAGCCGCGAAAATGTATTGTCAGTTATGAACGAACCACTTATGGCATATAGTTGCAATCCAATGTGGACGCTAAACATATAGATGTTGTCAAAATTGTTCCAGGCACAATCTCCAGCCGCCGTGCCATTGCCATCGTAGATTTGGATGCCATAACCAACATATTGAATGGATACGTCGTGAATATTAACGCCGAAGCATCCATTTAAAGCAATCCCCGCAACCGTCGTGCTCGTCCAGGCTGAAGTGAGGTTGCCGTCGATCGTCAAATAAGCGAGGCCGGAACTCTTGGCCACGGTTGGAAATTGGATGACGTTTCCCGTCGCCCCGGCTGCCCAAACCAATCGCGTGGGATATGTATTCGACGCACCAACACCTAACGCCGACCACGCAACCGAACCGCCCTGGCCTTGAAGCGTGACGTAGTTCGGAATGTTAATTGTGTTGGAAATCTTGCAGTCCCCGGCGGGAAGTACCGCAACCCCCTTTGTCATCGCTGCGAGCGTATTGTTGATTATCGCGGTGTCGTCAGTTGAGCCGTCGCATTTTGCCGGAATATAAAATACCGAACCCCCCGAACCCCCCGAAGCCCCCGGTTCAAAATCGCTGTTGGTCGCGTTCCATGTCGGAATCTGGCCATTAAGATATGTGGAGGCCTTGTACACCAGCCCTTGGACCTTGCCGACGCCGGGGTTGGGATACGTCCCGTTTAAGTCGCCACCAGCAGCGCCAAGATTGGTTGCGGCTGCTCCAGAGGCCATACCAGGATTGGGATACGTACCACTAAGGACGCCGCCAGCGGCACCACCGATAATGATGGAGTTTTGATTTACAAACGCCGTGCTGGCGCAGGCGTTGGAGTTGTCGCCGACTGGGCGAGTAGCGCAGGTAGTGTTCTGCGCAGCAGCCGGTGCGGCTGCAAGCAGAGCCGCAAGGAATAGAAGCTTCTTAAACATTGCTGTCCACCACGGTCAGGGAGTTGCCGGTAGCTGAGGCAGAGAAGGCTTGCCAAGCGCCTTGGCATTCACCGGTGAAGACTAGCGATCCGCCATTGGCGTAAACTCGGAAGCAGCCGCCAAGGGCAGCGGTGGTGGGTACCAGGGCCACGCTGCTACCGGTGGTTTGAACTAGAGCGGGAGCGATGAAGGCATCGATCGTTCCGGGATTGTGGAAGGTAATGCTGATTCGGAACTGGTTCGCCGCTGCCACCACCGCCGGCGCAGTGCTAAGGTTATTATAGGCATAGATCTTACCGCCTGAGGTAGGACCTACTGAGGGCGAAGCCCCAACGCCGGAGATGATGGACATAGGTTAAACCCTTCGTGCGGGAGTGTGGGTTTGGTTGGCGAGCATGTCGGCCATAAGGCGAGACTGAGCGTCCATGGCGGCGACAAGTTGTTCAAGGCCGGCGACTTCGACCTTGGCGTTGTGTTCGGCTTCGCCGTGCCGATCGACGATCGACTGGGAGTAGTTGGGTTCGACTCCATCGGGCTTGTAGGCCCAATGGTCTTTGAAGGTCTCGGAGATGGCTTCGGCTTCCTCGTCCATGGGGATCATGTCGGGGGTGGGGTCGCCCAGGAACTCGATGTTGCCGGGGAGGCCTTTGCCGGGCTGGCAGACAATGATCTCGCCTTCGGCACCCATGTTAGTGGCTGAGCCGCCGATCTGGGCGCCGGCGACGAGTCGGTTGGACCAGCAGCGCGGATCGTTGATGTCGAGGAATCTGGGGACGATGAATTCCTTCTCCAGGTTCTCGCCAGTGGAGCGATCGGTTTCCTGATA